CTTTCGTTAGAAATGCCGATTGCTAAAGCGAGTCCTGCGAGTCCTGCGTAACTGGAAGGCTCTCTTAACAATTTCATTAATTTACCCATATAAAAAACTCTCCTTTTCGTTTATAATTGCCATGCGATTATTGTACCATTAACATCTTCTTTTGCATTAGAAGAATTGTTGAAGGCTCCATACGTCATGACTACACTTCCCGAGCTAACAGGAAATGCCCTGAAATTTCTAACTGATACATCATCTGCTACAGAAGGTAGATAAGCTCCCCACGTCACCCCGTAATGTCCGCTGAATGGTGTTGTCCATGTGATGGTATATTCTCCTAATTGAGACCTTGATACAGATGATACATTTTCACTTTCCAAAATAGTGCCATTCCCCTCTATTCTTACCCATGCTTTTGTCATCCCTACTACTGGTGGAGAACCAGATGATCCAGTTGCCACCGCAGTAAAATTTTCCTGTAAAGCATTACACATGGATGCAGTTAATACTTGACCACTACTAAAACTTAACGCTGTCCAACTCATTGTAATATTATAACCAAACCCTCGTCCACTTCTTCCTGTGCTGTGGCACTAGCATTTCCAGCTTTAAAAAACATAGGAAGGGAATTACTACTTGGATTATATCCTCTTAACACCCTTACTGATGTATCTGAATATGCGACATTTTTTGTGAATCCTACCAGTGCTGAAAATACAGGTCTATCGCTAGGCGTTGCTGCGGATGTTTGCTGACCTACTGAAAATGTAGTTGTAGGGGTTATAGCATATCTTCCTGTGGCTGTATAAGTTATTGAAGATATTCCCCTGCTAGCAATAATACTTCCCTGACCTGAAAACAACACCCCTTTATTTGCCCTACCACTCATAGCGGGTGAGCCTGAATCATCATTTGCAAGCCCTGTAAAATTTTCCTGTAGCCCAGTCATCTTACTAGCGGTCAATGTAGAGCCGAAATCAAATGTTAAATCATACCAAGCCATCAGAATTGATAGAACACACACCACACGCTATGCTGGTCTTCTTGTGCGTTTGCCCCAGCGTTTGCTGCATGATATCTAATACTTGCAGAGCTACTTGTAAAGGAATATATATTGGCTTCTCTAACTGATATATCAGAATAATCAAATCCTGAAATCGTTGATATTGCCATCCCATAATTAGTATTAGAAAATGCTTGTGTGAAATTAATCGTGTAATCTCCTATGTCATTTCTTGTAAATGAACTTATCCCGTTATTCACATACACCCCTGCATTGGCATCTGTAAACCCACAGAATTGAATCCACTTTATAGGTCTTGGAATTCTTGGACCCGAAGTGTCTCCTTCTGCAAGTGCGTCAAAATTTTGGTCAAGCTGTGCAAGGATTGTGGATGTTAATTTTTGAGATTGTGTGAATGTTAAATCTGTAAATCCCATTATGATAATACCCCCGTTGTATTATTCAATCTTCCTAAAATATCATCTCCCAAAGTAAAGGTTGACATATTAGCAACGGCAAGTCCATGCCCTACGGATAGGTCAAGAGACATAGATTGATTTTCAATATCGATAGCCTCTCCTATTAAAGTATAGGGTGCATCATGTAATCCTAGTTCTTCATGTGTGATATAGAACAAATCCCCTAGCTGTTGATTGAGATATTTGATGGGTGTTTTAATGGATAATTCCACCTCCGGTTCCCTTCTTCTGTATACGATTCTTTGAGCAAGATTGTTTGCATTTGCAGAATTTGTGTACCAGATCAACTTAGTCGTAGGTTCATGGGGGACTAATCCGAAGCTATTTTGAGATGCAGTATTATCAAACACTATCGTGCTATGTGGCTTGCCTAAAGATTGGTCAGTTACAGCATAGCTCATTGGGACAGAATATTGATTACACATATCAAATGCGTCTCCCTTAGAAGTCATAGTCACTATATCGCTATTTGTTACAGTGGCAGAAAAGCTATTCACCCCAACAAGATTTCTTTTAAAATAGACTCTATTATCCCCTTCTACATAAATAGCTGAATCTGTATTTTCTGCGATTGATTTTAATGCCTGTTGATAATTCGTAGAGAAAGGGAAGAATCCATTCACAGTTATGTTTTCAGAATTAAGGGTATCATACCAATCCTTCCAACTATCATAATTTATCTGAGGATTAGTAAATGATTCAGTTGAGCTAAATTGTAAAGCTAGAGAATTTGTAGTTAAAATATGCCATGTTAAATCTGCAGGATTCCATTCTGAACCTGTGAAAGAAATGCCCTGTCTTGAAGTGGTATCTATTGACATCCTAGTCTCTGACAATAAGTCCATTTGATTCTTAAAAGTTAAGCTGACTTGTGCATTTGAGTAATCTGCATTTGTTAAAAATCCTTGTCCTATACAAAGCAAATCTGCACTATTTACATTCTGCTGATATCCATATTCTATAAATCCCGGTTGTTTAAATTTGGTCTTATCCTCTATTATCTCATTAAATAATTGGCTGGCATTTTCAAATGTCATTGTGAAAGGTTTTACTGTTACGTTTTTATAATCACGTCTTATTGTAGGGAATTTCATAACCCTGTCTGTTCTGTCTATTTCTGTAAGTCCGAATCTAAATACCCGTTTTATAGAGCTTGGATTAGTGCTTTCATTTTTAGATATAAATGAAGCTGACGCATCATGTCCTATTTGACACCTTCTAATCCCCACCCCGATACTACCGACAAGGCTTACATAATCAACCCCATCTGGAGATAATGCAGTTGCTATATCTGCAATGGTTATATCCCCAATAGTGGTACTTAAATCAACCCCATCTGGAGCTATCTCTGTCAGAAAAGTCCCTACAAAATAGGTTAAAGAATGTCTTATTAATGGAGAATTATCTGTTTGGATTGCCATAGGGATATATTACCCTATAGATTAAAAAGTTGTAATTTCCCAAGGCACAGTGGGTGTCGTTCCTGCGGATTTTACAATCGTAATACTAAATCCCTTATTACTATGTTGTGCAGGTATCAAATACATAGGGTCATCTTGAGAGCCTGTAAAATAATCTATAGTCACAGTTTTTAATCCACTCGATACTATAGTGCAATTTGATATTTTGATATTTAAATCTGTATCTGCCGACATTGGAGTTAGGTCTATTAAAGCAGAATATATCGCAGCGGTGGCACTTGAATACACCAAAGTAGATGCCGATATTGCTGTTGCTCCTGTTGCTACTACTGTTTGTGCCATTTATTTATCACCTAGTAAGTCATTATCCCATATTTCTTGTAGTTCTTCTATTGTTTCGGCTTGGGATATTGATTTTTGATTAGGATAATCTCTCAACATGATTTTTTCCTCGACAATCTCGGACACATCTCCACTTATTTCCAATGCTTTCATATAAGCAACGTCTAATTGTTCCCACTTTAAAGCCCTTGCGAATCTGATCTTATTCCGCCAAACTTCTCTGGCTCTCTCCATATCGACATTTATATTCCAATTATTATCGGCTACCCAAGCATCTCTAAAAATACTAGACTCAGGCAATTTGGAACTATCCATAATGCTATAGGGTTTTCCATCTGGAACATCTTTTTCGGCAATTTCTTCAACTGTTAAACCACAATTTTCTGCTGGGTGAGTTATAGCTAATGCCCCGTTATTTTGTGTCCATATAATTACTTTACTCATCTATTTCTCCACCATCTTCAACCCATTTTAAAACTGCCCTATAATCTCTGTTTAATTCATCCATAGGTACTGCTGATATTACACCATTTTTATAAGTAACAATTAATTCATCTATTCTTTCATCTGTCATGCCATCATATTGATATGCTACTTCTTGTATATCGTTCATAATTCTGCCTCTGCTATCCAACCATAATAATATCCATAACTCTGATTGAAAGCACTTGCTTTTGCTGCAAATAGATATCCATAACTATTTAAATGTTGAGCTACAACTCCTGTTATTTTTGCTGCATTATGTATCGTGTAGACTGCTCCACTTGTTCCATCTTGATGATAAAGTGTTACTGTAGGTGTTGCTCGTTTACGAGTATTGTATCTATTGCCACCACAATTTCCTGTTGCTGTACCATGCGATGCACTTCCAACTCCCATCTTGACTTGTTGACCTTGATATTGTCCAACAGTTCCCCAGTCCATAGATGACTCATAATATCTTTCACAATCACTTGCTGTTGTTTCTATTGGGTGTCTGTCGAACTTTCTAGCTTTTCGTGTTGGTGTTATTTGAACATCAGTAATATATAATGAATCACCCAAATCTGTATCTGTTACATCTGACCAAATAAATACAATTACATTTGCTGTACTTGCTGTATCAATATCAATATTTTCAATTTTATATTCTACCCATGATGTTGTTACAGATAAATTTGCTGGTGTATTCTCAAAGGTTGCATTTGCTATTAATGTTGGGTTTGTATCTTCTACCCCCCATGCAGATACAATATCACTTGTTACACTATCAAGAGTTCCACTCCAAGCTACGATTCCAGCTTTTACGTTATCCAGTTTTCCACTACCTGCAACTTTTGCTTTAAAAGATAAGCTACAACTTTCTCCGATTAAATTATGACAATTAACCCCTTCAATTATTTGTGCTATACCAAATTTCTTATCTATTGTTTCTACATCTAAGTCAACTGAATATTGACTACCACCATCTGGAGCATCTGTACTTCTGCCTACGTCTACAATATCGTTTCCATCTGATAATAAAATCCATCTATCACAAATGTATGTATCATCATTATTTGCTACTGGCGTACTTGTAGCGTTGATAGTCGTTCCTCTAGCCCAGATAACCATATCGCCATTAATAATAGAATTAAAGCGTGGAGCATCTTGTTTAAATTGTCCTTGTATCGCCATGTTAAACCTTCATTATAAACGGGTCGCTACTTGCAAACGTAACTGTAAATGTTCCACCATCTGGAGTAGTAGGAAAACCAGTCCCCTCACTCTGTATAAATAATAACGGGCTTGTAGATGAATCAGCAGTGGATACATAAAGAACAATCGCATTAACAGGATTACCTGATAGTGTTGGTATTGATAAATTATCTGCATCTACTCTTCCAGAACTTACCGCCACATTTGATAGTGTTTGATTGGTACCTTGCATAGCCACTTCTGGGATATCTGAAAGCATTGTATGTCCAGCCGAAAATGTATATCCTGAATTTGCATCTGCTGTCGTGTTTACTAAGCTGATTTTTAATGTGACAGAACTTAAATCAACACTACCTACTGCCAGATATTGTCTTCCTGAATCATATATTTGGGCCATCTTTTTATTCTACCTTATGTCGTTTCAATAACAATCTCTCCTTCATAATATTGTCGAAAATATGGTTTTACAAATCTTGTAAATGGCTCGACACGTCCTGTTATCCTGACTGTATAATAACTATTTGCAAAGCTATCATCTTCAATAAATCTTAGGTCAGTCCCAGTTTCAAACCATGAATTTATCTGGCTTCTTTTTGAAGAGTTTACAAACGTCATCGGGATATTCCATTTTGTATGTGTCCCTGCAGGAGTTATATAAGTGTAAAGAGTCCCGCCTTTAGTCCTTAAATCATATTTGTCTAATGTCTTTTGGAATTTATAACCATATTGAGTTTCATTTGTGATTATCACATAGCTACTATTAGCCACCCCTAATAATACATCTCCCATTATCTACTCGCTTGGAACTCCATTGAAGTCGTTGCTCCGCTTTTTCCTAATGTATTTAATGCTGGCAGAATTTTCTCTTGGGCTAAATCAACCCAAAAGCTCATCGGTTTTTCCATCAATGCCTGATCTATATTTGCATTTGGTAAAATATTTAATTGTGCGATAGACTGGACCCCACCATTTAGGTCGACTGGGATGCTTCTGCCATCTGGTAAAGGCACAACAGCTTCCCTATGATTTGAGTTATCTCCAATCAAAGCTAATTGAGGAGCATTGGTAATTCCACCCGTTGCAAATGATGGAACTTTTAAACCACCTTGTACTATTCCACCCTTAGCGAATCCTAATTTTTTTAACACAGCACTACCAAAACTGTCACCACCATCTACAGCCGGAGTTACAGGGATAATAGCTCCCCCCGTAAATAGCCCTAATGCTTTTTGAAGTGTGAACATGACCAACATTCGAGCTATCATAATACTAATCTGCT